AAATGTCGCAATCGCAACTTGACCGATCCCCCATAGAATCAACCTGACCGCTTCTAAAATGTTACCAACATTCACCACAGGACCAGCTAAAGATGCACTTATGATTCCTGATGCAACATTAATCGCGGCTGCAGCTGTCTGAATTGATTCAATTAATGCAACTGTTGCCTCATATGAAAAATAAATTCCTAAAGCTATAAGAACATACTTCAGAAGTGGCCACATAAATGAAATAAAGTGGGCTACAAATAATAATGTTAAGATTGGGAATGTAAGTATGTTTATAAGGATGTTGAAAACAAAGAAAATAAAATCAAAATTTCTTATAACATCATTAACAGGAAATGTATTTACAGTTGACTTACAACTTCTGTTGTCAATTTCTTTTATACCTAAATGTCTTGCTCTTCCTATACCGTTTTTGTATCTATCTAAGAACATTGCAGTCGTATACACTTTATTGTACTTGAACTCATAGAAAGTGTCCTTACAATCGATAGCGTCTTGTGCGTTTGCATAATCATCCCAATCCGTACTGAACGCATATGATTTATAAACATCAAACAAGTCTTGAGGAACAAAAGTAAAATCAATATTCTGTGGTTGTTGATCATCCAAAGGACTTGCAACTATCAGTAATGTGCCTCCCGCACTAAAATCAATAGACTCAGGAGATCCAAAGTATTGATTCCCATTTACAAAAATGGTGTAACTTTCAACATTGTAGAATACAGGACTTATTAACCCTCCAGAAGTTATTAACACAGTTTGACCTGATATTGAACCTGCAGGAATTTGGGGATAATTATATGTGTATGATTGAGTTGGGTCGAATGGATCGTTTCCTGAATTGGTCCATCCATACTCTTTAATATTTGGCACTAAAAAATCAGCTCTTAAGAAACTACCTTGTAATCCTTGTGATGTTTGCCATCTAAACTTGAATCTATACTTTCCTTTTGTTGGTACACCTACCGCAGGATCGGCAGATAAAACTTGTTGTCCAAACTCATTTGTTGTAACATAATCCAAGTTCATTGGTACATTAACCAAATAAGTTCCGTCACCATCAATAACTTTACCCGCTTGTTCTATATTCCATCTTTCAAGGATTGGTAAACCATTTGTATCTGAAAAAATTGTTTGTCTTATACCTTGTATTTCTCCTTGTCCAGCAATCAACTCACAAAGATTACCTGTATTATTTTTTGGTTTACATTTTACTTTCAGAGCATCATCATCAGTAGTTGAGATTATTGATCCCATGAAGATTGCTGTAGGTTGGATATTAATATTTGCTTGTTTTGTTAAATCAAAGTCAACTCTTGTAATTCCAATTTGACAAAGATCCTCACTTCCCCAAAACGGTCTAACATTTACAGTATAAATTAGGTTTTTGATTTGTGGTAACTCTCTTAAATTTGTAGAAGATTTGAATCTTGCTCCGTCGACTTGAGTTTCGGTTGCCAAACCTTGTTGTATTAAATCTTGTGGTGACAACGAAAAACATCCAATGTCTGATAAGTCAACATCCATTACGATAGTTTGTTCACCAGTTGGTACCCCAAAAATCATAAAGTCTCCACTCTCATTTGTGGTCACTGTAAATCTATAATACTTGTCATATACCTCAATATATGATTCATCCATTAGAACATCCCCTTTGTTAGGAAATGAACCTGTGGACACATGTCCATTATATGAGGGTAGTTTTGGGAGTAAATTATATCGGTAACCCTCTTCAGTGGTGTCATTAATAGTTTTGAACGGGTATATTTCTGAAATAACCGGATCTAACTCATCTGTGTCAGTCAAAGGAATAAAAATAGACACCTTAGCATTTGGTAATCCAAAACCTCCATTGACAAATACACGACCCGTAACAACACCGTAATCAGCACAAAATCGAGTGTAAATATTATTAGCAAGAATCTTTAGAGACAATATCTCAAGTTGTTCCCAGTCTTGTTCTAAATTTACATTTATGTATTTGTCGACACCAACCTGTGTCCTTATTCTATATGATTTAGACATTAATTTTTCTTTTTTTGATAAATAGTTTATTTCCTATTTTCAATAAAAAATAGGTTTCTTTCAAAAAAAATAAATCACTAAGAGAAATTAACAGACTTAAGATTAAGAACTCTAATATTAATGTCTTTGTTTGGATATCTAACTGGGTAGATCTGAGTCGGTGTTGCAAATAAAGTGTCTGCAACTGGTTGGATTTGTCGTGTTACGGGGTCTAGATAACTCATTGAGGTTTGGGTTGATGAGTATTGACCTCCAACTTGATTAAAAAATAAAACATCTGATACTGAAACAATTCCGTTTTCAGACTGTATGAGTCTTCTTAACTCAGATATATTAACATTCTGTCCTAAATTTCTAACTAAAGGATTGAAGAAGTCTGTAACTATTTCGATTGTTTTTGCAATTATTGCTCCTTGGTTCTGACTGTTGTCAAGTACAACATCAACAGTTACGGCCAAGTCTATTGTTTCAGCCGCCTCTATTGATATATAATCATTTATCATTCTAAAGTTAGAAAGGTAATTTGCAACATTTTGTTTCAATGTGTTCGAAACTACATTAGTTAAAACCCCACTCGAATCGTAAGACAACATCTTAATTCTTATTTTGTTGTTTTCTTCGGTTATGGCAACTTTAGCAGGTGCACCAAACTGAGCGGGCATAGTTCTTAAAATTGAATTGTAGTCATTTACAGTTACTGCTCTGTTTTGTGCCGCAAAATTAAAAGAGACCATGTTTCTAACATCTTCGGTTGTTGGTGGATTAGCTCCTCCGATTGCGGCAGTGACATTATTACATTGAAGGCTGTTGGTCACACTTACATTTGCACTTGCTGATGGACCATTTACTGCGAATGAAACAGTGCCAATTTGATTGATTGTATTGATACCAACATTACTTGATAATCCACCCCCTATTCTGTACTGAACAAATAAAGTTGTGTTAGGTGAAAGAGCCGCCCCCATTGCATAGTTATTTGTATAACGACTAAGATCAAAACCTTTACCGTCTCTTGCGAATTCTTTTAACTGTTCATCAGCCGAAATATTACCACCACCAAAAGTTATTTTACAAAAACCTTGTGGTGTATATTCAGAAATAAACTTATTCGATGTTGTTATATATACCCCCACTTTGATACCAGGTTGGTCTGATGTTTTAGTTGGGTCTTCAACAAAAACTCTATCTTGTACTAAAGCATCTACCTCAAACCATCTATCAGGTCCTAAAGTAATAAAGTCTTGTGGGTTTGGTATTGTTGAATACTGTGTACCCGATTTTAATAAAACACTTGTAATACCTAAAACATTTTTTTCAGGTAAAAATAATTCCAAGTAAGGTTTACTATCGTTTGGTGTTATTACTCTTTTGAATACTTTTGTAATTCCATTCACAACTACTTCTCTTTTTGTAATTGTGTAATTTACTAACTTACCACTAGCATCGAAGTTTGGTGTTTTTATTCTATTGGGTGATCCTTCAGCGTTAATTGGTGATGCAAAATCAATATCATAAACAGTTTCGAAAGGTTGTCCCCCACCATTAACTTGAGATCCTCTTCTCAATATTCCACAATATCTTAAGTCTTCTCTATCACCAAAAGCAGGAACTGTAATTGAGAAGTCAACTAATGCAACTGAAGGTCTTTGACCTGGTACTTTTAAACCGTAGGTTCTTGCAATATTGTAAACAGAATTTTTTTGTTGTGCAAACTGTAAAACAGTTTCTTGGATACTTCTATCAATTTGATAATTTAAGTTATCTGTTACCGCAGCGTTCAAATCTAACATTACAGAAAAAATACCTGCATCGTTAAAGTTTTGAACTAAGTCAGGATAGTAAGTTCTTGTAAAATTAATTAACTCAGTTCTAACTCCTTGAAAGTCCCTTACTGTATAGGAAATCTTCTTTTCTGCCATATATCATTAAATATTAAGTATTATAAAATCTTGAGATTCAAAAGCTGAGTCTGTAATTCTGTAGTCAATTTTTATTTTGGCGGTATGTTCTAATGTTGCAATATTAGTAACTGTGAATTCTCTTTCTCCATTCTTGTTAATTGTATAACCTTTGTCTTCTAATCCCATAGAGTCATCTTCGACTGTTATATTAGTGACTTGTAAATTTGGCATATAGTTTCTTACAGTATCTCTGATTTCATTTTCTATGTCAGAAAATGTTGGTCCATCTAATGGTTCAAATATATATTCATATAGTCTTGTACCAAAATCAGGTAAAAAATATCTACTACCTTTTCTTGTTAATAATAAGTGCACAAGATTTGCCCTAATCTCCCCTTCGGTACTATTAGTAACATCGAGATATCTTCCTGTGAAAGAATCTACAAAAGGAAAAGCAATTCCATAAGTTATACCATTAGCCATATCACATATAAATATAACTTACAGTTTTTTTAAGTAAAAAAAAATCACTGATTTCTCAGTGATTTAAATTTTAGGAAGAACACCCAAAACATTCAAAATCAGAATCTTCTGGTCTTGGTGGTAAATTCAAGTGAGAATAATCAACTTTTGGAGGTTCGGGTGTTGTTTTAGGTTTTTCTCTTTTTGACATGTCGAGTGCCAAATGTTTAGCTCCTGTTGAAATTGCCTTTGTTCTAACATAATAACAAAGAGTTTTTAATCCTTTTTCCCAAGAATAAAAATGTGATGAAGTAATCTTTGATAATGTTGGATTACCCATATAAATGTTCATTGATTGAGATTGATCAACAAATGGTGCTCTGTCCGCGGCCATGTCGATTAGCTCTCTTTGAGATATTTCCCAAATAGTTTTGTACTTAGGAAGTAAGTGTTCAATTCTTTTAACTTTTTTATTATAGTTTTTATCTTCAGGGTCTAAATAATTATTGAAGTTAATATTTTGAATTGATCCTTCATTTAAAATGATTTCATTTTTTAAATCCTCACACCAAATTCCAATTTTTTCAAAGTCATAAATTAAGTACTTATTTACAATCATAATTTCACCACCAACAACTCTCCTATTAAAAATTGCGGAGTGAGCTGGTTCCGTCATTTCGTATGAACCTGTGATTTTAGCAGAAGACGCAACAGGCATTTGTGCTGTGAACAATGAGTTACAAACACCATACTCAATAACGCTTTTCTTTAGTTTTGCCCAATCCCACATTCCTGAAAGTTGTGATTCATCTAATCCCCACATATCAAATTGGAATGCTCCTTCTGACATAGGTGACCCTTTAAAATAGGTATAAGGTACTCGACCACCTTTAATACAAAGTTGATTACTTTCATATATTGCGGCGTAGTAAATAGTTTCAAAAATATCTTTGTTTAATTTACGAGCTTCGTCTGATGTAAAAATATAGTCCATTAAATAGAATACATCTGCCAAACCTTGAGTACCGATCGCAATTGCTCTTTGTTCAAAACCACCTTTTTTTCCTTTACTAGTTGAGTAGTTGTTAATATCGATAACTTTATTTAGCGAACGAACAACTTTTCTAACTTCACTAAATAAAAGTTCAAAATCAAACTTACCTGATTTAATAAAGTTTTTCAAAACCATCGAAGATAAGGTACAAATTGCGGTTGTGGATTCATCTGTATATTGATATATTTCGTTACACAAATTAGATTGTTTTATCACCCCAATATTTTGATGATTTGATTTTTTGTTTGCGTTATCTTTAGAACATAAATAAGGAACTCCAGTTTCAACTTGAGACTCTACTATTTTAGTCCAAATATCTTGTGCTTTGACTTTTTTACCTAAACCGATTGATACCGCTTGGTTATATACCATCTCGTACTCATCACCATAACATTCTTGTAGTGGTTTCAATCCGGCTTTTACAATATCATTAGGACAAAATAAATACCAATCTGCATTATTTTTAACTGCCCGCATAAAGTTATCGGGTATCCAAAGAGCGGTAAACAAATCACGAGCTCTAAGTTCTTCTGCACCTGTATTCTTTTTTATGTCTAACAAATCAAAAATGTCTTTATGCCAAGGCTCAAGATAAATCGCAGCACTACCAGGTCTTCTACCTTGTTGGTTAAAAAATCTTAAAGACTCATTTACAATTTTTAAATATTTTAACAATCCGCCAGCATATCCACCTGAAGTTGTAATTCTACTTTCTTTACTACGAATATTAGACAATGATAATCCAATACCTGCAGCATCAGATGAAAATGTTGAGATATCATTTAAAGTATCCAATAGTCCTTTTCTTGAATCTGAGTTGTTATAATGAAGTACACAAGAAGCCAACTGTGGAACTTTTGTACCAGCGTTGATCATGATTGGTGTTGCCTTAGAAATCAATTGATTTGAAAGGGATTGGTAATATTCAAGTGCGTCTGTAATATTTGTTGTAACCCACAAAGCAACTCTCATATACATATGTTGTGGTCTTTCAATTACTTTGCCGTTTGGTTTTTTTAACAGGTACATTTCTTGTAATGATCTCCAAGCAAAATAATCAAAGTTGTAATCATTATCATGATTGATTGCAACATCAATTGTATCTTCACCATACTCTTTTATCACTTCTATTAATTTTTCATTAATGATACCATCTTTATAAAGTTCCATCATAGTCTCTGAAAAACTATCTTTGGTTTCTTTATGATATGATGATATAGCAACTGAAGATGCTAATCTTGAATAGTCGTGATGACTACCCGTATAAGAAGCCGCTATTTCATAAACTAATTTATCTAGTTCTTTTGTGGTTACTTCACCTTCTGTTGGTACTGAAGTAATAACTTTAATAAAAATCTCATCCGAGTTTACATTTAAACCTTTTGCCGATCTTTTAACTCGGTTGTATATTTTTTGTGGGTTGAAGGGTGCAGTCTCACCACCTCTTTTAATAATTTTTAGTGACATAATATATAATTTAAAAATCTTCTGTAAATGTTATGGTTTCGTTTAATTTTGCTTTTTGATATTCCATGGTTCTTGATTCAAAGAAATTCCCTTTCGTTTCAACTGCAATTTGTTCCATAAACTTAAATGGTTGGTCTACATTGAATTCTTTACTACATCCCATTTTTACCAACAATCCATCGACAACAAACTCCAAATATTGTTTCATTAAATTAGAGTTCATTCCAATAAGTGAAACCGGTAGAGATTCGGTGATAAATTCTTTTTCGATTTCTAAAGCCGATAATAGAATTTGTTTAATTCTTTTTTCAGATGGTTTGTTTTCTAAGTGATTATTTAGTAAGTGAATTGCAAAATCACAATGTAAGTTTTCATCTTTAAAAATTAGTGAATTTGCGTTACATAAACCTTGCATAATTCCTCGTGACTTTAACCAAAAAATTGAACAAAAGGATCCTGAAAAGAAAATACCTTCTACAGCCGCAAAAGCCACTAATCTTTCAGCAAAAGACGCTTTCTCAATCCAATCCAAAGCCCACTTAGCTTTCTTCTGTACTGCAGGTAATCTGTCAATTGCATTAAAACATTCGTCTTT